GTGGTAGAAGGTCTGATTGTCTACGATACGCTAGGGAAAATTGGGGGGTGTCTGAAGCTACAGTTGATAATTATTTAAAGAAAGCTAGAGATGAAATTAAAAAAGATTGGGATATTGAAAGGCCACAAATGATTGCTGATTTATTAGCTCAATGTTCAACCTTACAAATGGAAGCAAGAAATGCAGGTCAATTTAATATTGCTCTTGGAGCTATAAATACTGCAGCTAAATTAGCTGATCTTTGCTCGTGAGTTTTTTAGATACTTTAAAACAAGGTCATGTATTAAGCGGTAATGGTTTATATGAACTACCTTCTGCAAATGAAGTTATAACTAAAATTCGAAATAATTTATTACCGCATCAAGAAAAATTTTGTGAAGATACTGAACATAGAAAATTAGCTTTAGTTTGTGGTTTTGGTGCAGGTAAAACTTATGCTTTAGTATCAAAATCTTTTATGTTAGCTGCTATGAATGTTGGACATATTTCTGCAGTTTTTGAACCTACGTCGCCTATGCTCCGGGACATTTTAATGCGAACTATGAATGATTTATTAGAAGAGTGGCAAATACCATATACTTTTCGCGCAAGTCCTTTGCCTGAATATGTATTATCTTTTCAAGAAGGTTCGCACACAATTTTATTAAGAACAATTCTTACATATCAAAGATTACGCGGACAAAACTTATGTGCAGTTGGATTTGATGAAGCTGACACTGTACCAAAAAGAGACGCGGAACAAGCTATGAATATGGCTTTAGCCAGACTGAGGTCGGGTAATATTCAACAATTTTATGCAACAACAACTCCTGAGGGTCACTCGTGGGCGTTTGAAACATTTGAAAAAAATGCCAAAGAAGATACAAGATTAATAAAAGCAAAAACAAGCGATAATCCATATTTACCCGAAGGTTTTATTGATTCTTTATTAGAAAATTATCCACCGCAACTTATCCAGGCATATCTTAATGGAAACTTTACGAACCTAACAACAGGAGCTGTTTATTCAAGATTTGATAGAAATAAGCATTTAATTAATGAAATACCTTTTCCAATTGAAAATGAAATTATTAAAATTGGAATTGATT